GGATAGATACGGGATTTGGTACAGGAGGAAAGAAAAAAGACGCATATGATATTCCACCTCCACTTACCAATAGAGATATCCCAAGTCCACTTACGCAGAAAGATATACCTGGACCGTTAACACAAATTCCAGGACCACCTGCCCAAAAAGATATACCCGGACTGCTTACCCAACAAGATGTGCCCAAATCAGCACCACAAAAGTTCCCTACATCCAGACCAACTAGTACTATCGACAAAATACGCTTTAATATTGAGAAAAGACTTAATATTTCTTTAGAAGGGCTTTCACCAAGACAAGTGGTTCAGGTTAGCAAAATTCGTAATCCTGGATTAGCACGACAATGGGTGGAGTTTCTACGCAGGCGTAAGGCCATAAGGGCAAAATGAGTGACTTTAAACTGTCAGTACATAAAGAGGCTCAGATTAACGCCGCAAGGCGTACCGCTCAATCTCTTTTTAAAATTATTCAGTTTATGTTCTACCGCATTCCTGAAAAAGACAAGAAAAGATTTTTTTCCAGAGTTCGTGGCAAAGTTGTGCGTATGTCGCCTGCACAATTAGGAGGTAAAAACTTACCTCCATCCACTGCAATTGGACAGGCTGTAGCACTTACAAAGAATTTATTGAGTGGTTTAAATCCTGTGTTTGTTAAATCTGTGTTAATTGAGTTAACAAAAATGCTTGCCACAAAACCCCCACATACGCCACCGCCCCCACCAGGTCAAAAAATATAGGAGGAATTAATGACTGATTTTTTACTAAGCAAAAGAGCACAACAACCACAACCCTCCTATACACCAACTCCTAATATAGTAATTGAACCTGTAGACCCTTTAGTTCAACAGGCTGTGAATAAAATTAAACAGACCGACCCTAATTTTTTCTTACAAGTAGAGAAAATTGTTGTACATTTTGGCGGAGGTGCAGGACATCTTGGATATGTAAAGCGTGGTCCTGATGATAATCCACGCGTGATTCACATTTACAAGGATCGTATTAAGGAGATTATTCAGAGAGATTTGGGTGGCAATATGAACGCTGCAAATTTTGAGCAAGCAGTTCAAGCAGCCATAGCAGAAGTTATTGGTCATGAAAGAGCACATATTGGTGAAAAACCTGAAGAATTTTTCCATGATGAGCCTGAAGCCGAGCGTGGAGGGGCAGAAATTCTACAAAAGATAAAGCCCCAATTTGTAGATGATTTATTAAATGCATCTTTAGTTTTGGATGACATTAGAAAAAAATATTTACCAAACACTCCCATGTCGGAACCAAATTTGCCTTTTGTAATTTATTGTAAACATGCTAATAATAAACAGATAATTAGAGAAGGCATTAAAATCTTATGTGCAGATGATATGAGTCCTGTTGTCCTGGAAATTCAGGAAGCGCGTCAATTTAATAAAGATAAAATCAACACCTTTGCTAAAAGACTAGGATTAATAGAAAAAATTGCAGGAATTGATTTCGATACGGATGATTTTGTATTACGTATTGCTGAGTTTCAAATTTTATGTGGTCTAAAACCTACTGGAAAAATTAATGAAGATATATTTAAGAAAGTAGCAAACATTCGTTTTAGCGAGTTCCCAAAGAATTTTGGTATTGTTATTCCTGGAAAACTTTACCGTGGGGCTTTGATTGATAGACCTATTCAACTTAGAGTGTTGCGAGACCAATGTGGTGTCCAGCGTGTTGTTTCACTACATGATAATTTTGAAATGCCTAGAATATGTAGTTTTCTCGGTATTGAGCATGTTCCCGCTCACATGGAACGGTGTTCTATAGAAGAGCCTGGTCGTAGAGTTTTTGAGGATTCTGTATCAGAATTTTTGTTACAAAAACCAACTTACATCCATTGCTATTATGGACAAGATCGTACTGGGGGTGTAATAGCAAGACTTAGAACCGAAATGGGTTGGCCATGCAAATTGGCTTATTTGGAAGCAAAATCATATGGTTTTAAAGATATTTTTGCAGATTTTATAGATTGGTTTTGCGAGCCTACTGGGGAATCGCCACCAGTAAATACAGACAAGATACGCATGATTCTTGGTGATAGGAGTCCTTATGTAAATCCTGAATTAACGCAAAATCTATTAGAACCAACACCTACCGATTTGCCGTTCGGCAATCCTTATGATGAATTGAGTAATCACACCTACCTTACTTGGGCTGATACAGTCAATAACATCACACCTATGAGTATCACGCCACCAATTCCAACAGGGAGTCATGGAGTATGATTAAATATTCGATATTATTATCTTTATCTAAACTAAGTAACAAATTGAAAGCTCGTGGTTTTGTACAGGCTTCAGAAAAGATTGATGAAATTTTGTACAAATTAATAGATGATTTGGAAAAGGATGAAAATATTGAAGATCAGGAAACTGATGATTTATCGGCTATCATAAATTCTGTTGGATTACGGGGAGATACCAAACCAGAGCAACCAATGGGCGGCCTCACACTAGAACCATTCTTCTTTGATGGTGGAGATCTTCGCTATTAATGTATAGCGAAAAGTTGCCGAAATCTATTAATAATATTATATACTTTTTGAAAACTTTGCATGGAGAAGTGTATGAAAAAACTTTTTGCACAGTATGTACAAAGGTCTTCAGAAATAACCGAAGAAGAGCGTGCAGCGGCGCGTGAAGTATTAAGTGCGTTCGATAAGTTTTTGAAACAATTATGGGCTGCACGACAACATGACCAGCGTTTGGTTAATGTGTTAAAAAAGAATAAAGATACAGACCCAAGCACACTGTTTGGAATAAGGCACTTGCTCCGTAGATTTCAGAAAGAAGTAAAACAGAGATATACAAACCTAATTGTCGATTTTGCTGGGAAGAAGGATGCGGATAAGGAATCTATTTCTAAGGGTTACATCCACACCCTTCTACCTTTGGAAAAAGATACTCTTACTAGAAATATTAAAGTAGCCCTACAAGATGCAATGCAACAACTAACAGAGTTCCTGGAGGAATTCTTGGAAGCATTTGAAGATTTTAACAATCCTGATCAAATAACTAAGATTGTTACTACATCTTCTAAAGCAGATCAAATTGTGCAAAGTATTGAAAATATTATTGACGGTCAACTTAAGCCACATTTTGAAAGAAATGTTTTAAAAAGAAAGCGTTTAGGTTCGGCTGGTGTCCGTCGTAGAATCCGCATAATCGAAATGCTGGAGGAAAAATAATGGCATTTGTTAAATATTCTGAAGGGCGCATTGATGGCGTTTATGATGATAAAGAGGATGCAAAAAAAGAGTTTAAAAACCCCAAATCTGAAAAACAAAAAGAAAAAAAGGAAATGGAAGATAAAGAAGAGGAAACAAAACAGTAGGGAGAACTTTAAATGGTAATATTTAAAACTGCTAATTTTAATTTTTCTGTCGATGAGGTTTATGGTTCCGATTTTGTGGATCGAAATAAACATTTGGCTACACGAATTTCTAATCCCGATGTTGCAGATATTGACGAGGAAATAAAAGGCAGATTTAAAAAGTTTGCACAGGGGCTTAAAAAAGTAGCGCCAAAGGCTAAAGATTTCTTGTACTTCTCGTGTGTCATGATGCATAGTTCCGAAGCCGCACTTATTAATCAAGATACTGGGGAACCTATTTTAAAGGATGGGGAACCAATTACAGCAGAGTGGGAAATTAATAATAAGACGGGGTCTTGGAAATGGAAGTGTTCAGATCCTAATATTAGACCATATAAGAATAATAATGGCGATATTTTCCCAGAAGGTGAACTTAAAAGAGCATATCGTAACTGGATTGGTCGTCCTCTTTGCAAAGACCATCAAAGTTCTTCAGTAGATGGTATCCGAGGTATTATTGTAGACACATATTATGACGATAAACGCAAAAGAGTTATTGCTCTTTGTGCTTTGGATAAAATTAATTATCCCGATTTAGCAAGAAAAGTTGCAACTGGATATGCCAACAACGTGAGTATGGGCACTGCTGTCGGCAAATCTATTTGTTTTGAATGTGGTAATGTTGCGAAGGTCGAAGCAGATTATTGCCAGTGTGTAAGATCCAAATCCACATATGGAGAAATCAACATAGATTTGTCACCAATTGAGTTAAGTCTCGTTGTTACTGGGGCAGATCCTAGAGCGCAACTTAGAAATGTAATTGCAAGTCTTGATAAGTATTCTAGCGAAAAACAAGCAAGAATTGAAGAACTTAGGCGAGCTGGGTGTGTAACTCCTGGCGAACTTGAGCGACTTGAGAAAGAAGTAAACGACCTTCGTAAAACAGTACAATCAGTATTAGATTTGATTTCGTTAGAAAAGAAAGCGGGAATTGAAGAAGGAGAGCACACCGAGTTACGCAACCTTTATGAAGCGTTAGAGGGTGCGAAGAAAAGTGGAAACGAAGCAGCCGTCAAGGCTATCGAGGCTCGTATTGCTGAGGTAACTGATGTTGATGAGAAACCAACTGAAGTTGAACCTGCGCGATCTACGGGTGGTGATGGTTTCCGCATGGAAACAGAAAAGGCTCCCTATCAAATTCCTGAAGATTTTGAATCTAGACTTGCCAATGATGGAATCAATTCAATCAATAAAAAGCTGGACGCCATGGGACATGCACTTCGGGATTTAACCGAGGGCGTCCAGGAAGTTAAAAATTATAAGGAGGAGCAAATAATGTCTGATAAGCTTCGTGAAAGGGCTGCAGCCCGTCGTGCAATGTTTCAAAAGTCCGCCTATTTTCAAGGAGGTGGTGGTGTAAATGAACCACAGACCTATCCAAAAGATCCAATGGCGGAGAAGGTAAGAGATAAAGAAGATAAGCAAATGGTTGGGGAAGGTATGGAGCCAGGGAGCGATGGTCTCGCTGGAGATGATCTTTCTCTTAAGCAAAAACTTCTTCGTGCTGAAGAGGAAGTTCGTAAACTTCGCCGAGAAGCCCTTCTTTCCAGCGGTGAGGGTGTTATTACCACTACTGATGGTAAGAAGTTAGTTCCTGTTCAAAGCCCAGATGGTAAAACCACTTATAAGGAAGTTGCTTCTGGTGCTGCAGACGATGTGGAGCAGGATGGTATCGACGCTGCTGTTGAGCGCTATCTTAAAGCCTATTTCCAGGGTGGCGGCGGCGTTAATGAGCCACAGACTTATCCAAAAGATTCAATGGCAGAGAAGGTAAGAGACAAAGAAGATAAACAAATGGTAGGAGAAGGTATGGAGCCAGGAAGCGATGGTCTTGCTGGAGATGACCTTTCGGTCAAACAAAAACTTCTTCGTGCCAAACTCCGTGCCAAATTTGTCATGGCTTTCAAGAACGACGATAAAACTATTATTGACAAAGATAATTCTCGTTGGGAGATATATGCTGGAACAGAAAAAGTTCTTACTGCTTCCGGTAAACAAACTTTTGAGGATGAACTTGAAGCAAATTGGGAGAACTTTGCAAGCAAGCGCTATGGGCGTGAAGTTCTGCGAGCTATTCGTGCTGATGGTCTCGATAAAGTAGCAGAAATGCTTACTGGTAAGGGTCTTGAGAAAACAGCCCAACCCCCAATGCCAATTCCTGAGGGTGCGCCACCAACTCCAGAAGCTGCTCCGCCAATTCCCGAAGCCGAAGAAGGCAAGGAAGAGGGTGGGAAAGATCCAGTAGGAACTGCTGTTGATGCCCTCACTGAGCATCTTGAGGAAGCAGAAAAGGCTCTTGGTGATCTTAAGGATGCTTTAGAGGAAACCACTGGTGAAACTGAAGCTGCCCTTCCATCTCCAGCTGAGGCTGATGATGAAGGTTGTGCAGTATGCGATCAGGAAGCGGATGATATGGCAATGGCAGCAGCAGAGGAAGTTACCTCTACTGTTCAGGAAGTTTATAATGCTCTCGATGAAAGTGCAGATGAACTCGCCATGTTGGCCGAATCTCTTGAAAGCAGAGTGAAGGCTGGCAAGACTGCTGAAGATGATGTTACTTCTGAACTCCTTCGCCTTTCTACTGAGGCTATGAAAGAAAGTGAGGAACTTCGCAAAGAAGCCTCTTTGATTGTAGAGGCAGCCAAGAAGGATAAGAAGGATGAAGATAAGGAAGAAGAGAAAGAGGATAAGAAGGAGAAGAAAGAGGATAAGAAGGAGAAGAAAGAGGATAAGAAGGAGAAGAAAGAGGATAAGAAGGAGAAGAAAGAGGATAAGGAAGAAGAAAAAGAGGAAGAGGGTGAAAAGGAAGAGAAGGAAGAGAATGGTAAAAAGAAAACTAAGGCTGAAGTTCTCCTAGAAAATCTTCTTAAGGCTCGCGCGACTAAAAGGCGCGAAATGGTTCGTCAGGCTGAAGAACTGTTAGCTCCTGTTGAAGAACCAGTTGCTGAGGGAGGAGATATCGAGGAGGCAGTGAAGGCCGCTCTTGAGAAAATTCTTGCAGAGAAGGGCTTGGATTTAGATAAGTTCTTGGGCGAAGAGGCTGCCGAGCCAGAGCATCAACTTGATGAGGATGTAGCATTTGAGGTTGATGATCTGGAGGTTGACGACATGGCACTTGATGATCAATTAGCACAACTTTTAGAGGAGGAAGATATGGGCGAATTTGAAGATGAAGTTGAAGCCGATGATGGCGCTCTCGAAACTACTGCTGAAGATCGTCGTGCTTGGAGAGCAAAGGTTGCGGCTGAATATCAGTTGAAACTTGATCCAGAAAAGGCAGTTGAAACAGATATGCCTCTTGGGAAAAGCCATTCTGTTGAAGGGCTTGATACCAAGACTCCAGAGGCTGAGGTAGAAGGTATTGTAGAAATGCATAACAAGATTATGCAACAGGTTAAAACTCTTCCAAAAGTTAGGGAGGCTATGGAGCATCTTGGTAGTCTTTTAAAGTCTGGTGAGCTGACTGTTGCTGATCTGGATAATGAAGAGAAATTGGTTGCTCTTGCTGTTGATCCAGCTGCTGCTCAATATTGGAAACAGTATTGGGGACAAGGTGACCAGGCAAGCAAGCAGTTTGGTACCGAGTTAGTTAAGGAAGTTTCCAAGAAGAAAGCACAAGCAAGCCTTGATGAAGAGAAGGCTAAGATGCGTCGCGCTTATGATATCGCTCTTGAAATGCAGGATAGGGGACTCATTTCAGATGATCCAAAGACACTTCATGCTCAAGTAGATGAAATCATGAAGTTTGATAACAAGGCTTTTGAGTCGTACAAACTTGCAGTTTCCAGGGTTGTAAAACCATCTGCTGTTAAGACTGCTGCTCCCGCTCTTCAGGTTGGGGTTAATTCTGACGAATCTATTACTCCTACTGAGCAGGGTGCAAATCTGGTAGATCAACTTAAGAAAATGTGGTAACGCTTAACAAGTTTGGGGGAGTTTAAACTCCCCCAAACTCTTTTTCTTATGGAAAAGGATATTCTTATGACAATTACAAAAAAAGAATTAGAACTTGAATTTATTTCTTTGGAAAAATTTGGTTTAACTGAAGAAGAGTTGGAAGGGTATTTTGAGTTTTTTGAGGATGCCTTTCAAATTGAAGATTCTAAAGTAAAGAAGATTAGAGTACTAAATACTAAAAAGAAAAAGGTGATGCAATGACCATTTATAAATCAGCGGCTGATGAAATTGCAGAGGCGATGATAGAGGCATTAGAAAAGGAAGCTGCTAGGTGGCCTGTTAGTTGGGAGGCGTTTAAAAAGGTTGTTGATAGTGCGACAAAATGTGAAGACTTGAAGACGCCCCAATCATGGATTGAACAGGGAAGATGTGCGATGTTTCAAGATCGTGCAATCGCCTATCTTGGTAAAAAAAGAACAGAATTGTGTTAACAATAATTATAGGAGGCATAGAAAAAAATGACTAGCCTTAAGATTAAATATGCAAATGAAATTGCAGAAGCGATGGCTAAAACTCTTGGAGACGGGGAATTTACCAGCGTTTTTCTCAAAGAAGCCGACATGGGTCGTGGCAGCCCGGCTTTTACTAAATTTGTTGGTGATTTTCCTGCTGCCGCCGACAAAGAAACAGGATTAGCAATATGGAACGAAAATTCTGGCGGCTTTGAGGAAGAAGAGGTTCCTATGGCTCAAAAAATGTGGGCTGATAAGTTTGGACAGCCTGTTCCTCCAGTCAGCCAGGCTGATGATGTTCAAATGGTTGAAGACGAGCAATTAGCCACAGACCCGTGTGTTTGCGAGAAGGAAGAAGAGGCTGATGATCATTTTGACATTGCAGCCGATTTTACTCTGGAACATCTTGCTAAATTGGCCGATACTCTCGATAGAAAGGGTTTTTCTAAAATTGCAGATGTTATCGATGAGACGATGAAGACGATCGCTTCAAAAAAAAAATAAAAACTAGGTATAAAACCTGGAAGGGTAAAGAAGAAAAACCGCCCAAAGGAGCAGCCCATAAGGCTCCTAAAAAATGGTTTGCCGAAATGGTAAAAAATGTTATGTCTGGGAAAAGGAAGGGAAAGAATACTGACGATGGTCAAGAGGCTTCCGATAAAATTTCTAGAAAAAGGGCTGAAGAGATAGTTGGTAATATTTGGGATAATGAATTAACAGATGCAAAACGCAAAGAAATCTACAAGCGCTATGGTAAAACCAAGAGCCCAAACAAATAATTGGGAGAAACTATGTTAAAGATTATTCAGGCTGGAAATGCACTTCCATTCTCATATCCTGTTGATATTACATCCACTTTTCAGCCAGGTCAAATAGGTCAGTTAAAACTTATTGGTCAAGATATTGTGGTTGGGTTATCTGATGGAACAGCACCGTTGGGAATTATAGATGATATTAGAACCAGTGCTTTTACTCAAACCGTTGTGGATGAAGTGGTTATTATAGCGGGAGCTGATATATATACTGACGGATATCGTTATTTTAATGGAACTGCATCAAGACAGGAATTAAATAATGCTGGGTTAATGGCATCCAGTTTTATAGCCGATTATGAAGGGTTGGTTTTAAACCCAGTTAATGGTGTTTTAACTCTTCCTGCGGATGCGTTATTAAACTGGGATGCTGATGGTGATGGCAATCCAGATAGCGTAAAGACAGTTGTAAATTATGTTTATCAAGTTCCATCGCTACCAGGCGATGATACAACTATTGGAAGCAACAGGATAACCATCTGGTTTCAAAGAGGTATTTTTGCTACAGACCAATTTGATTCTTTACAAAGATATCCTGTAAATGCAACTTTATTTGTTAATGAAGAGGGGAAGTTGACAAGCAGTCAACCAACATCTAATCATCCAGGTGTTGCAATGGTGACTGGGCCACCTTCATCTAATGTATCAAGTTTGGAATTTTTGTGGCTATAAATATTTGGAGGACATCTTATGACTTTTTCAAAAGAAGACAAGGCTGCTTGGTTGGACAGCGAAATTATACGGGAGTTTGAAAAGATTGCTTTAGAAACAGATGTCCTCAATGGACCTCCTGCGGAGGCTTTCCAACCCCTTGAAACCGAAGAGGAGAAAGTATGGGAAGATGAAAGTGATGAAGATAAACTCTTATCTGCCATTGAAGAGTTAGGTGTTACAGAAGAAGGAGAAGGGGATTTAAAGAAGGAACTTTCAGAAGTTTTTACTGCAAATCTTGTAACAAATCTCCAAAAACTTGCTCATCAGTTGGCAACAGAGTCCAAAATGAAAGCCGCTTATAAAATAGAGCGAACGATTATGAAATTAAAAAATCTACAGGGAGGCAAGTAAATGGCCAGGATTAATTTTGGAAACTCTATTATGGAGGAGTTTGAAAAAATAGCTCTTGAAAAAGGTTGGGTTATTAATAAAGAAGCTGCGCTGGACCCTAATATACAAAGGATGTGGGGTAGTTTAAATAATGAGCAAAAGGATAAAATAATTCCTGGTTGGCACAAACTTCTTCGTATGGATTTAGAAGACGCTTTGTCCGATCCGCAAATTGCTGAGCCTCTTTTGAAAGAATATAGATCAAACATGCCAGCGAAAGAAGTTCCAAAAGCAGAACCAAAACCAAAAGGTAATAAAACCATTTATAGACTTCAACAGATTTTACATAGTGCAACTGGGATGCCTATGAGCAGGCGTCCTAGGGGCGTACCCGATGGGTTTTGGGGACCTATGAGTGCGGCTGCTTGGAATAAATATATTAAGAGTTTTAATATGCCACCATTTATTATTGAAGCGGAAGGTAATAAATTGCCGCCCATAGAGGATATTAAATGGATACTGGAAAATTCTGGTTCCGCCAAGAAAAAACCCGCTGAGACTGGAACACCAGTAGATGTTGAATTACCTACAATTCCAAGTCCAAGTCCTGTATCAACTGGGCCAGCGACAAAGGAGCATATACCAATGAGAGTTGATGATATGGCTATGGTTGCTTCTGCTGTAAGTGAACTTACCTCTCTTGCCAATGATCTTGAAGAAATGGGTGAAGAAAAAGTAGCCCTTGCAATAGATGAACAACTTAAATTATATAAAGAAGCAACTGACAAACTATATGATGTTATTGGAGAAACCGGCGAGCAACTTATTAATAGTGCCCACCCAGGTGGAGGCCCGACGCTCGTTCCTGCTGCCGAAGAAGGTGGTAAAGTAGAGACTATTGTTGAAGAGCATAAAAAAGTGGTTGATAAAACTTTAAAACAACCAACTGGTAAAGTTGCTGAAATATTGACCAAACTTATTGTTACGGCTAACCAACTTGAGGATGCTGGGGATATTGAGGCTGCAAAACTTGTTGATAAAACGATTGGAGAAGTTCAACAGGCGATAGACCCTTTCGTAAATAGGAGTGCAGTTTCCGAGACGGCTAACTCCGAGGACAACGAAGTCTCGGTTAAGATCGCAGCAAACAAAGAACTTGACAAATATATAGGGCTTTGGGATAAAGCCATGCATATTTATAATAGTTTATATAAAGATATTTTTGGTTTTGCTACTGGCAGTTTTAGGCTTAGGTTAAAGCCAGATGTAACTGAGGGTGTAAGAGCATTACGAGAAGCATTTAAGTCCGCCCTTCCTAAAATAAATGACACCTCTAGTGTATGGAAGGAGGGGTGGCTTGATAAGAAGCAGTTAATAACACGTCTTTCAAATATTATTGGAATATTAAATGTAGGTCATGACAAAATTGCTGCAGGTATGACAGATGCATTCTATTTCGATAGTGATGTTGATGGTGGAATTACTCGCTATAAGAAGATGATAAAGTTATGGTGGAAATTACTAGGCGCTGTTAAAAATGATCTTAAGCGTGAAAAGGCGCCGAAAAAATTTGAACAAGGGGATGAGGTAATTAGGGTTAAATATTTAAAGTTATTGAAATTTTTGAAAAGTTTTGTAGTGCAGAATGTTATACCTATCTCCAAAATGCTTGGTGATGCTAAGCGCAAGGAATTAGAAACATGGATTAAAAACCGTTTATATAACATCGAAAAACGCAAATCTGATGATAAGTTGCATCATGTACCAACTGCTGCAGAAGTAGTTGGCCTTCAACAATGGATTCAAAGTTTGCGTTCAGTAATTAAGAAGGCTTCTGTGAATCAAAACATTATTCGTACTGCTCAGCCTCCTGGAGCACCACCGATTGCATTACCTGGAATGAAGGGTCCGGCCAAAAGGCGTGCACCGAGTGGTAGAAGAGTAGTACGTAAGGATCCACAGGTTGAAGCATTACAGCAAGCAATGATTACTGCCGGTTTTCTTGCACCAGGTGAAGCTGATGGTTGGTGGGGACCTAAAACTGCTGCAGCATATAATAAAATGGTAGGGTCAGCTCCAATTGGGGTTAATATTCCACAAATACCAAATCCAAAAAGACAGCGTCATGCAATGCGTCCTATAAATATGTTGGCATATGCTACTAAATTAGCACAATATATGGCATCAGAGAAACGTAAAAACTATGGTGCTATTCCTATTGGTGGCGGATTTCAAATATCTTTACTGGATGTTTTTAAACCTGCACGGAAATTTATGGAATTGTTAAGTCAAAAATTCCAACACAATATGTCTGCTGAGGGAGCACTACAAGTTGTTGAAGAACTTCAGAATTATGTTGACACTAATAAAGCGGCAATGACAGTGAAGGATCCGCGTTCTGTACAGCAATGGAAAGAGGGTTTGGCAAGACTTAGTAAATCGCTTCCTGGAACACCAACTGTTGTGTTCAGAGGCGGGAAAGCCAAACCAGGAGGGCAACAACCTGGGCAGGCTGGACAATTTGGACAGGCTGGAACTCCAACTGGCACAGTTAAAGTATATCTCCCTGGAAGTCTTTTAGGAAAATATAAAGGCGAAGGAATCAACTCTGCTGCCGATTTTGCGGAAGCATTTGGTAGCCTTCCCTTGAGACAATGGTTGCGAAGTTTTCAAATTTTCAAAAATATATCCAGAAAACTAGGAATGACTCCCCAAACATATGTAAAGCAAGTTAATGATATTCTAAGTGATATTCAGATAGCCATTCAAAAGTATAGAGGCAAAGTAGATTATTTTGATATTGGTGGCAAGAAGGCTTCATTGGAAGAGGTTGTAAATTTTATTAATATGTATCAAGGAGATGTGAATCTTTTGGCTGAAGATCTTAAGGCAGATCTTAATGCTCCAGAAGAATTAAAACCAAAGGTACCAACATGGGCGAAATAATCTATTTAAATAAACAAGCGGGTTTTGTTGAAGATGCCTTGAGAACAATCAAGGATAAAACGCATTTGTTTGATCGCCCATTTGAAACGATTTTTGGTGCTATGCTTCCTATGATAATTTGGCCCAGATCCAAAATGCTTGGCGCTTTATTTTTTGTTGCTGAAGTATTAGGATATGGTGGAAGTAATTTAGGTAAACTTATTGATAGGGCTGTTGGGTTTGGGACTAGTGGTAAACCTAATTTATCTGACGAAAGTCTTAAAGGTGCCGCCACGGGTGTTATTGATAAAATATTGGCTAAATTGGGAATAAAAGCAGAATCGATGGCTAAAGATTTGTGTGAAATAAAACAATCCATAGAGATCCACGATTTGGTAACAATTGCTGCTTATGTTAAACAAAACCCAAACATTAAGGTTGCTTACCCTGGTAGGACCAGGTTTTTGCGTCGATTTCTAATGAAAACAAGTAGGGGTGGCAGATTGGGTCTTATTAATGGTTTGTGGTGGGTTTTGAAGACATTTGCTAAAGGCTTGGTTGGGTTAGGAATTGCGGGTGGTATCGCTGGTACGGTAGGCCTCAAACCTTCAGGAAAACCAGGTGTTGCTCCCGGTGAGGGTGGCGGCTTGGAAAAATTATTCCCGCCTAGCAGAGAATCTAAACCATTATTAATGAGGGAACAAAAAACAGACCTTTATCTTAACACACAAAATAATGTGGAAGCTACTTTAATCCACTTCCTTGATGCCCAGTATAAAATAAAGTTTAAAGACAAGGGAAAATATATGACTTTTTCCCAAATGTTCAAAGAATTGAATGGATATCCGTTAAAAGGTTCTGGGGAGATGCGAGATATATTAAAGTTGGTTGAAGGGTTAAGTTGGGGAGAACTTGAACAAATAGACAATAAACGCACTTTTGTTGGACCGAAATTAGAGGCAATTGCTAAAAAACTGCTTCCAGTGATGAAGTTAGAAAGTGGCGTTACCGAAATTGACAAAGACTTAGCACATGCTTTGCGAGGAGTCTATAAATGAGCAGAGAATGGGACCGCAGTTCAGTAATGAATGATTTTATCAAAATTGCTGCAGAATCAGGGCTGATAACCACAAATCTTAAGCCGGAAGATAAAGATTTTGTTGGTAACCCAAGTAAAGAGACTCCTGTGAAAGATCATAGGAGATATGAGCCTACAGAAGAATATGATATTACCAAAGGCGAAGATTTAGTGCAACAGGCACACCCGGAAAAAATACAGGTAGCAGATGCTATGGGAGAGGGTGGCGTAGTTGAAAATGTAAACGAGCAACAGGAAAAAGATATCGACATTGCAACAAAAATGCCTACAGGTGCATTTATCGGTGTGCATGCAGAACTTATTAATGGTTTAATCAAAGTTGCTACGCAACTTGATGATGAAGGAAAACATAAAGAAGCCAAGCATATTGATAGGGCAATTGAGAGGTTAACTCATCTCCCTTTTTCCAAAAGCCACCTACATAAAGAAGCGGGGTGGCCATTAATATTGTTTACTATTATTTCTGCCTTTGCCCCTGCTGTAGTTGATTGGTTTAGAACCAAACCTGGAAGATACAAGGGGGCACCGCGTGTCCGAAGAATGAAAGAAAGAGGTTTGGTTGGTAGGAGAGGCCGAGCAGCATCCTTGGTGGCAACGGGAGTTGGTATCCTTGGTTTGCTTGGAAACAAAATTACAAGTTTGCAAGAAGGTATTAAAAAGGATACTCAGGATCTTCTAAGTGTTTTGGGTAAAGCAGATAGCACTTCTGCTAAAAAGGCTTATAATATTTTCAAACCTTTAGCACAAAGTTTATTACAAGCCAATTTATCTTCAGAAAAGGGGATAAAAGAGTTTGCGAGTGTAGTTATGAAGATGAATGCAACGCTTCCAGAATTAAAAAAATATATTTCAGTATATACCCAACTTGAAGATCCAAGCGTAACGGGATTTGGGTTAAGTGGCAGAGTAGAAGCAAAATTTGATGATTTTGAAGAAAGCCTACAAGAGGCTGCAAAGACTGTTGCAGATATTACAAGTGTCGGGGCTAAAGCAAACATTAATGCTCTTAAAGATATGAAGCAAACTGCCCCACAAGTTGCACCAACTGTAAAACCCCAAGTAACTGGTGATTATAATATTCAGTTTCTACAACAAATCCTATTCAATAGGGGTTTTCCAAAAGGTGATATTTGGAAGGGTAAAGTTACTGGTGTAATGGATATAAACACTATTGTTGCAGCCAAAGAACTAGAACAGAAGTTAGATAATGCTTTGAAATCTTTTATAGAAAGCAAAAACCTTACAGGCAGTTTTGAAGGTCAGATAGTTAAGGAAAGACAGGTTGTAATGGGTGCTCATCAACTGTTGAAAATTATTATGTTAACGGAAAAATATATATCTGAAAAAGGTTAATTATTTTAAGCAGTTGTGTTTCAGTTGCACTATAAGTAGTTAGAATCTATTAATAATAAAATATAAGATTGAATAAGTTGCTTTAAGCACTTAAGATCAAAGACCTATTTAGTAAAAATTTTTGGAGGAATAAGAAATGACCCTTTATATTTATCAGCCAGGCGTTCAGCCACTAGGACAGTTTGATGTTCTTGATGCATATCTTGCTGGCATCAAAGGTGGTGAGATCGGAACTCTTTATCCTGCAGCCAGAACGGTTAGTTCAACTGAAAAGGCAGCCAAAGATGCTCTTGATGGTTACACCAACCTTACCGATGTGAAGCGTGCTGCTGTTGCTAATAGCATTACTGCTACTACGCAGCGCCCACTGTGGTTGCTTGACGATGGTACAAGCGGCTATGGTACTCTGTTTGGTCAGGTCATTGGTACCCCTGTTGGTCTTTCCACTACTGGCACCAATCTTGGCCCACACACCTCAACTGGAAGCGGCAAAGTAACTTGCTGGGATAAGCCAGGCCTTTATGCCGTCTCTGTTGACGCAGTTGACACTGCTGCTGATGGTTTGGTAATTGCCAATTCTAGTTGTGATCCTGGGTTGAAACTCGATTGTACTGCAACCGGTCTGCTTACCCCAACTGGATCTACTAATGCTGTTGGTGTTGAAGTTGGTCGCTTTGTAGAGTTCGAGACTAGCCCATCCTTGGTTAACACTCCAGCCTCGCTGGTCGGTGCTACTGAGGCGGCTGTTCGCGCGATTTTCCATTACAAAGTAGTCTAAGTACTATAACCTCCCCCTCTAATCGAGGGGGAGTCTAATCTAGCAAGAAGAGAGATTAAAAACAAAATACAAGGAGGACAAAGATAAATGTCTCTTTTTAGCACACACGGAAAACAGGGCGAACTAAATGCTGGTTCAGTAAAAGACGCCCTTTCACAGATTGTTAAGTATGCTAGCGTTCTTGAAGAACTGCAGCCATCCAACACTGGCATGGCGCAGCGCCCATCTTTCACAGATGAGCAGCGTGATGAATTAATTAAGCGCGCCCTTATGACTCAGGAAGGCAAGATTGCTCTTGGTCAGGCAATGGCTAACCCAATTCGCCGCAACTTGGATTATCAGGGTGTTGGTCGTAGGGTTCTTGTTATTGACCCGCTTCCACAGGGTGCTCTTCCAGTTTACGACCGTGATATTGATGTTGCTGCCGTTGTAGTTTCGTCCAATGGTTCAGCTCCCGAAAGCCGCGTGTTCGGCGACAGGGTGACCGTACCTGAGTTCGAGGTAGTTTCCAATCCTACCGTTCGTATTGCTGAAGTTCGCCGTCGTAGATTCAACGTGATCGATCGTGCCCAGCAGAAGGCTCGCCAAGAAATTCAGGCACAAGAAGATGCTAACATTTTCGCAGCCTTGGATTTCGCAGCCGATGCAACTCTTGGCGGTGAGAACACTGCTCAGGATGTAGCGGATGCTGGTCTTCTCAAGAGAGATCTAGTTGAAGTTAAGAAGCAAGTAGATCGTTGGGATCTTGTAACAACCAAGTTCCTCATGAATATTAATGAGTTCACTGATATTCTTAATTGGGGTTCCGGTGGTGGCCAGGGAACTAACGGTGGAGAGGTTGATCCTGTAACGATGCGTGAGATCCTTCAGACTGGTCTATATGCCCACATCTGGGGTGCTGACATCATCGTTTCTAAGGTTGTTCCTTCTGGAACCATCTTTGGTACTGCCGATCCTGAGTTTGTCGGTGTTATGCCTGTCCGTCAGGACATTGAAGTGCTGCCCGCTGATGAACCGAAACAGTTAAAGCTAGGATGGGTTATTTCCGAGATCATCGGCATTGGTATTGTGAACCCACGCGGTTGTGCTGTCGGTCGTAAGTCTGTTGCTGTAGGTTAATAAAATCAAATAGTTAGATAAATTTTAAAACTTGATGTGTGAGCTTTGCCTCGCACATCAAGTTTTTTTGTCGACATAAGTGGCCCAGCCCATCTTATATTGTATAGGTGGTGAAATCAATTTTGGGTTGGGTTATTTAGAAAGGGTCTATAATGTCAAAAAAAATTTCAAACGAAGATCTTATTGAAAATCTGCAAGAACTCTATATAAAACTTGGTAGAGTTCCTAAAAAAATTGATATTCAAGTTAATAAGGGATCGAAATATGGTTGTTCAGCATATATTAGGGCTTTTGGTACTTTAGCAAACTCTTTATTGGCTGCAGATTTAAAACCACATCAAATTAGAGGATTAGAGAAAAAAGATGTTGTAGAAGATATAAAAAAAATTTATAAACAACTAGGTTATACACCACAACATGAAGAATATAAAAAGTATAGCAACATCGCATATAGTTTTCCTACAATATGTAAACTCTTTGGCTCTTGGACTAAAGCTTTAATTGCGGCTGAAGTTCCTGTATCTAATGCGGGCAAAGCGAATAAAGAATTTATATTACAGGAACTTCAGAAATGGTACGTCAAAAACAACTGTGATGTTAATTGCTTATCTTATTGGACATTGCGCCATGCAAAGAAGAATGGTGAATTTGTATTTTCTTGTGCCACAATAAAAAATCACTTCCCAAACATGGTATGGGAAAAAATAATGAAACAAATTGATCCTTTATATGAAACTAAGGATCCTTTTATTGGTAGAAAATCATATGAGGGTAAAGATGGGAACGAATATTTATCACTATTAGAATTAAGGGTGGGAGATTATTTATGTGATTTAAAAGAACAAAATAAAATATCGGATTATGATTACGAAATGCCCGTTTGTATAGATAAGTTATGGACATGTGATTTTGTTGTGGAGAGTAATGGAAAGAAGCTGTGGTTAGAACTTGATGGAATGAAAAATAACAGAAAAATGCCTTATTCAAGTGGGCACAATGAAAAAATAAATTATTATATTGAGAATAAGTTTGATTATGCGGTTCTCACACATAGCAATAATATTGTTAATAAGTTGAACTTGTTGCTAAATGTTAATACTGTTACACTGGGAGGTAAAATATTTAATAGTAGCGAAATCGATGATGAATATACTTTTTTCACAAAAGAGGAGGTATATAACTATCATAAAGAGCATGACGAGAATTGGATTATATGTAATTTAATTATACCGTTTTATGATTTTTTATTACAATATATAGATTTAAATGGTTGGATTTATCCACAATATAATGATGTAGAAGAAACTTTGAAAATAATTAAATCGTCTTCTGGCAAATTAAGTTCTTCTAGCAGGGTTGGCACCCAATTTCTGAAATCTCATTTTAAAAGTTTTTGGGAAGCTTCAAATGGTACAAACTTGAGTCCTATTGAAATGATAAATAATAAAAAGATGATGTTATACTATTTAAAATACCGTTTTGGTATCAGTAATAGTAAAAAATATAAATATAATTTTGGGGAACGGCAAGTGGAATTTAATGAATTGTTTGATATTTCTTTCAAACAAGTTCGTAAAATTCTAGAAGTAAATAGGGTGGTAGTAAGTCTATTTAAACCACTTGTTGCCAAATATGTTTATCAAAAGTATGGTTTTGAGGGTATTAGGGTTTGGGATCCTTGTGCGGGATTTGGTGGGCGTTTAATGGGATTTATTGGAAGTTTTGAAAAGGGAAAATATATAGGTAATGAACCTAATAAAAAAACACTTGGGGAGTTGAAACATTTAGCAGATAAGTTAGGAAATAAGCGGTTTGTTTTACACGACACTCCTATAGAAACAGCGGCTATTCCGAAAGTTGATTTAGTTTTCACCTGTCCGCCATATGATTTCAAAGAACATTATTGCGATTGTGAAACCCAATCTGATGTTAGATATAAAACCCATAATGAGTGGGTGAGAGGTTTTCTTACAACATTATTGACAAAAGCATACAAATCATTAGGCGGCGGCGGCGGTAAATGTATAATTATATTTGATAAAAATAATTGTAAGCCCTGTATTGAAGTTGCAACGCAACTTGGTTTTACCTTTATTGAATATATTCCTATCTCAAATTCTAAAACCCACCTCAACACAAGTCCAAATACCGAATATTGTCTTACCTTCTCTAAATAATACATACCTATCAATATTTACGAATTATACTACATACTTAATGGAGTAATGATGTCTTTTGTAAAAAGAACAGATGGAACAGTAGTACATACGGGAGGGCATATAACCAGCCGAGGTTCACTAGAATCTATTCGCTATGGTTCTTCTGCGCCCGCAACACCAGAAGATTTCGAATGGGAAAAGCGCGTTCTTGCGGTTGCTGGCAGTTTGGATATGGCTAATTACTATTATGAAGATGATTCGGTGGAAACAGAAATAATATCCAGACTTTGGGGTATTTATAAGCGTGCCGAGCCTAAATTTAATTCAGATTATTTTGAACCATCAGGAAGATAGAAGACTGAAGAAAAAATCTATCAATAATAAAGAATAATGGTGGAGTAATATATATTCTTACAAAGGAAGGTAAAGATGGCGAAAATGTCAGAAAAGGAAACAAGAGAAAAATTATTCAGACATGCTAAAAGAATTGGGGCCGAAGGAGATTTACAAAATCTCTTTAACAAGTGGGATAGAGCACTTGCTCTCGCGCCTCCAGGTGAAAAAGTTGAAATGTCCAGATTAGCAATTTTGGAAGTACAGGCACTTTTGGATATCTATGCCGAGGAAGGAGATGGTTTAACAATTAATGATGAAGTAGTTATTACACCAAAAAAAGGAAAAGGGGAATGAGCAAGACAATAAATAGTGGAAGTAAAAAATATCTAATTGATTGCCGAGATGGAATTTACAAAATTGGAAACATTACAGGCAATGTGCCTAAGGGTCATGATTGTATATTAGACGGTTGGCATTTAAAAGATGGGAAAATTATTGGAAAAGGTCAAGCAATTTTTGTTCCAGGAAAAGGTGAATTCAAATTAACAAATAGTATTATTGAGAGTGCACATAATAGAATTTATATGGAATTTATGGATTCCCTATTATGGCGTAAATTTAGAATTTAAAGATTAAGGAGGAGAAGAAAATGGAAGAACAGAAAGTTTCTACAGGAAGTATTGTATGGTTCAATGATAAACGAGGTTACGGGTTCCTACAACCCGATGATGGAAGTAAAGATTTGTTTGTACATTATACAAATATTGTATCAGAGGCAAAGTTTAAAACATTAGTTGCTGGTCAGCGAGTTTCTTACACTGTTGGTAGTAATAAGAACGGCCCTCAGGCAGAAAATATTACCATAATTGGTGAATAATTACACGGAGTTTTTAATGGCAAAAACTCGTTATGTTTTAAGAAATTTATCAAAATATGACATCAATTTGGGTGATTTGCGTTATAAAATTCCTGCTGGTCAGGCTAGAGATTTATTATCAAAAACAGCTCGATTGGACTGGGAAGATATTAAAAGATCGAGAGAAAGTGGTTCAATTAAAGTTCGGCTGGGTAAAACCCTCATGGAAGTTTATGATGTAGTTAAGCCACCAATTCCAAAAATGGAGATGGTTGATCCTTCAGCAATTGTTTTTCCGCGTAGAGTTAAATCATCTATAATTTTGGAAATGGAAGATGTGTCTGAGGAAATCAAAAAGATTTCCCTTGTTGAAGAAGATGAATTTTTAAGAGAATTGGATGATGATCTTAATGAAGGGAAAGCGCCTCTTATAGCCTCTGAGGAAAAGGATGATAAGGAAGAAGTTAAGACCAAAGATTCGGTGTGAAATTTGTGCCTTAGAAAAAAAGGCAATTTTACACCGACATCATATAATTCCCAGACAAGATTGTAGAAGTACAAATAACGATAATAATTTAGCAGTTCTCTGTCCAAATTGTCATTCATGCGTTCATACGGGCGAGATCATTATTATCGGAGTTTATCATACGACTGGCGGCTTACAACTTATGTGGTTTAAAAAAGGGCAAGATCCGCCTTTACCTGAGGAATTTTGGTTGGTTAAAGATAATCCTTTAGTTATTACTCTAAATGGCGACGAGGATGATTTTCCAGATGAATAGGAGAAAATATGGAAGAAAAAGAAGTTGAGTTTATTAAACTTTCTGAAGATGAAATTAATGTAATCAAAGAATATCAGAAAACTATTGATGGGGAGAAAGCATCTCTTGGGGGTTTGCGTTTACAGTTTCTATCATCTGAACAAGATATAATAGAAAAAATCAAAAAGGCTCATGGAGATTTTCTTTCTCATTTAAAGGTACTTTCGCAAAGCAAGAATGTTCCAACTGATGGTGAGTGGGTTTTCGATCCCACGGCATTTGTTTTTAGGAAAAAAATGTAGCGGGGTGGTTATAGGTGCCAAGGACACCTGACTCATTTCCTGGCGTTCGGGAAGATGAGGGTTTAATACTATCTGATGACGGATATGGTATTCCCCAGGCTGAAGGCGGTTTACGCTACAGCGATGGATATTTTTATGCCAAAGACTCTTATGGAGTCTTCAATTTAAGAAGTGGAGAAGGTGGTGTGGGGGATGTGCCCCACGCTCCTAATCATATCCATGGCGGATCTGATGAAATAGATGGAGATATACTTGATATTGATTTTGATCCCACACATTATACGCCAGATACGAGTCCATCGGAAGTTACAAGTTCTGAAGAACTTACAGCACATTTGGCTGGAATTGATGGATATTTGCATGACTTAGGTACTGACAAACTTGATATCGATGATCATAGAACACTTCGACATTTGATACATTTTGTTGATGAAGGTCCTGGTGATGGCTTTGTGTCTGGTGCTACAAAACAAATATTACCTGCTGGAAATCCTTTCCCAACTCAAATTGTTTGGAAGGATTCTGGTGGCAACAATCTTGTTGTAAAAACAATCACTAGAAATGGAAATCAAACACCTGCAACAATCGAGTGGAAAATGTATGATTCAGATGGTGTATCAGTTTTAGCAATTGTCACCGATACGATTAATTATTCGGGTATTTTTGAAATTTCTAGGACGAGGAGTATATCGTAATGGCTGGTGATTCCCCTGCTGCAATTTTGTTTGATGCCTATGGAAATGAAATTGCACTTGCTGATGGTTATCAAATAACTGTTGATACAAAGGGAATACCTATCATTGTTGTAAACAACAATGATGAAGCAATGTTGGTTAGATCTGATAATGATGGATATTTATTAAGTACCGCTCGAATTGAAGATCCACTTCCAGCAGGAACTAATATTATTGGTGAGGTGGGTATAGATTCAACCAATACTGGCGGCTTGGCATTAGAGATTACTCAACAAACACTTGCCACAGAATCAACTTTGGTTGATGCTTATAACAAACTCGACAGCCTTGAATCTAAAGATTTCGCTACTGAAACCACGCTACAGACTTTGGCTACCGAAGCAACACTTATTGATGCTTATAATAAGTTGGACAGCCTAGAGGCTAAAGATTTTGCTACAGAGATTACCTTAACCAGTCTTGAAAGTAAAGATTTCGCTACGGAGACAACACTTCAAACTTTAGCCACAGAAGATACACTTACTGATGCTTACAATAAATTAGATAGTTTAGAAGCAAAAGATTTTGCTACTGAGGCAACTCTGGCAAATTTAGAAGCCAAGGATTTTGCTACAGAAACCACGCTACAGACGCTTGCAACTGAAGCAACCTTAACAGATGCCTATAACAAATTAGATAGTCTTGAGGCGAAAGATTTTGCCACCGAAGCCACATTATCTGATGCCTATGAAGCAATTAGAGATATTCTTTACACTGATGGTATAAAGAAGATTACAGATCCCTTACCAATAGGTGATAATGATATCGGTAGGGTTAAATTAATAGATGCTTACAGCACTCAGATTCCAATCTTGGATGGATATGTTCTAGAAACTACTGCTCCTGGATTACCAGTGATGGCTAAAAATGTGGTGGATGACTCTGCACAATTTTTACACACTGATGAAGATGGCTATTTACAAGTAGTTTCTTCAAATACCTTTACCGTTAGGTCTAGGGGTGTGGTTGGAGCAGACTTTTCCAAGTCTGACATTAATGCAAC